CTGGCTACCAACTGGCTCTGCAAGTTGACACTGACCTGATTAACGCCGCTACTGGCTTTGGTGACGGTACTCGTACTGCTACTCCTGCCAACACTGGCGCTAACTGGGTAAACAGCAACAGCTACTACTTCAATGCCGCCGCTGGCCTTGCGGCTTACGCTGTTGACACTGTTACTACTGGTGACAACTTCACTGACCTTGGCTTCCGTGAGGCTATCAAGCTGATGGACGATGCTGACGTACCTATGGACGGACGAGTTCTTGTAATTCCTCCTGCTGTTCGTAAGTCAATCATGGGCATTGATCGTTACGTGTCTTCCGACTTTGTTGGTGGCCGTGGCGTTGAGTCAGGTCTGATCGGTAACCTGTACGGCGTAGACATCTACGTTTCTAGCAACGCTCCTGTTGTTGAAGTTGCCGCTCAAAACTCTGTGTCTACCGCTGATACTCGTGGTTGCTTGTTCTTCCACAAGGACGCTTTGGTAATGGCAGAGCAACTGGCTGTACGTTCTCAGACACAGTACAAGCAGGAATACCTGTCTACGCTGTTTACGTCTGACACGCTGTACGGTGTTGAGACTTATCGTCCCGAAGCAGGATTCATCCTCGCTGTCTGCGACGAGTAAGCTACTCTCTCTGGGGGTCTTTATGGCCCCCTTTTATTTAAACGTCTTGATGACAGGGCGGTTAACTAAAAGATAACGGATAGGAAAGCCTTATGTCCAACTACACAAAGTCAACAAACTTTACTGCTAAGGACTCTTTGCCTACAGGTGACACTAATAAGGTTATCCGTGGCGCAGAATTTGACACAGAATTTAACGCTATTTCAGTAGCGGTTGCTACTAAGTCTGATCTAGCTGGTCCTACATTTACTGGCACTGCTACCTTTGCTGATCTAACAGGCACAGGTACAATTAACTTTACTGGTGCTACAGTTTCTAATCTGGGTACTGTGACTACCGCTGACATCAACGGTGGTACTATTGACGGTGTGACCATTGGTGGTTCATCGGCTGGCGCTGGTACGTTCAGTTCTCTGACAGCAACAACAGCAGACATCAACGGTGGTACTATAGACGGAGTTACCATTGGTGGCTCTAGTGCTGGTGCTGGTACGTTTAGTTCTCTTGTTGCTACTACAGCAGACATCAACGCAGGAACCGTAGACAACACTGTAATCGGTGGGACTACTCCTGCGGCTGGTACATTTAGTTCCCTGACGGCTACCACAGCTAACATTGACGGTGGTTCTATTGATGGTGCTGTGATTGGTGGGTCTACTCCTGCGGCTATTTCAGGCACTACAGGTACGTTTTCAGGCGCTGTGTCAGGAACTACGGGTACGTTTTCTGGTGCTGTCACAGGCTCTAACCTTAACATTTCTAACTGGGATACAGCGTTTGGCTGGGGTAACCACGCAACACAGGGTTACCTGACTAGCGTTACGTTCTCTGACATAGACGCTGGAGCTATTACAACCTCTGGTGAAACTTTCACTAACAGCGATACACAGATACCAACTAACGCCGCTGTGCGTAACTGGGTATTGACTACGTATCCTACTATTGTAGAACTTAACGATCTTACTGCTAACGTAACGTGGGCTACTGTGCCTGATGCTTACATTAGCGAGTCTTCTGTTACACAGCACGTTACTATAGAAAAAGCTACACAGAGCAAGACGTACACGCCCAACGAAACGTCTACTCTTACGTTGTCCTCGTCTATTACATCTGGCGTCCCTGTTGTATCTGTAACCAAAGAGGTTGCTCAGTCTGGTGTTTCCAACAACGACTGGGACGTAAACTCAACGACAGAAAACTACACAAGGCTTAACAGTGCACCAGCGACTACTCTAGATTTTGTTGGATACGATGTTTCTACTGCTACTTTTTCTCAAACTTTTTCAATAAGTTCGCAAGATAGTTTTCCAGAAGGTTTAGCTTTTAACACTAACGGTACTAAAATGTTTGTTGTTGGTGCTAACAACGATAATGTATATGAATATAATTTAAGTACTGGGTTTGATGTCAGTACTGCTTCTTATTCTCAGAGTTTTTCTGTAGCTTCCCAAGACGGCGCACCAAGAGGAGTTGCTTTTAATTCAGACGGCACAAAAATGTTTATTGTTGGTTATCTTGGACAAGATGTAAACGAATACGCTTTATCAACTGGGTTTGACGTAAGCACTGCTTCGTACTCTCAAAACTTTTCTGTAGCTACTGAAGAAACAACGCCACGGGGCATAGCCTTTAATACTGATGGGACTAAGATGTTTATTATTGGTCAAACAGGAGATGATGTAAACGAATACAATTTATCAACTGGATTTGACGTAAGCACAGCCTCGTACTCGCAAAACTTTTCTGTAGCTTCTCAAGATACATCTCCAATAACAATATCTTTTAACTCTGATGGTACTAAGATGTTTATGCTTGGAGATGCAAATGACACTGTTTATGAATACGATTTATCAACTGGGTTTGATGTTTCTACAGCATCTTATTCTCAAAGTTTTTCAGTAACAACTCAAGAAACAAACCCAAGAGGATTAGCTTTTAATACTGATGGCTCTAAAATGTTTGTTTTAGGAAATACTGGTGATGACGTTACTGAATATGATTTAACACCAGCCCAAGTATCTTTAGGCACAGGTTCATTTGCGTCTGCTGACGTAGGTAAAACTATTGAAGCTAACTCAGGCGCTTTTGTTCTTACGGCAACAAACGGTTCTGTTAGTACAACCACAGCGCCTACGTCTTACAGTCAAGTAGCTTCAGGCTCTTGGGAAATGTACGCTGTTGTGTACAACACGACTGATGGTGACTTAGAGCTTAGTAAGGTAACAGTAATTAACAACTTTAATGTAAGCGTTGGTTCTTTAAAGCAGTCATTTGATGTAACTTCTCAAGCAACGGACCCTTATGGTATTCGGTTTAATAATGACGGCACTAAGATGTTTGTTCTTTTAGCCCCAGCTTTTGCTGGCGCAGTGTATGAATATACTTTATCTACAGCTTACGACATAAGTACTGCTTCTTTCGTTGATTCTTTTAGTTTAATTAATGAAAACAATGCTCCACTAGATATAGCTTTTAGCGCTACTGGTAATAAAATGTTTATGCTTGGTAGTACTGGAAATGATACCGTACACCAATATAGTTTAAGTACTAATTTTGATATAAGCACTGCTTCTTATGATTCAGTAAGTTTTGATGTAAATTCTCAAGAAACAAATGCAAGAGGTTTGGCTTTTAACTCTGACGGTACTAAAATGTTTATTGTTGGTTATACTGGAGATGACGTAAATGAATATAACTTGTCAACTGCGTTTAATGTAGGTACTGCATCGTATTCTCAGAATTTTTCTGTAGCTACTGAAGACCTTCTTCCTAGTGCTATAGCGTTTAATTCTGATGGCACTAAAATGTTTATTACTGGTTTAGTATCTGATGCCGTACACCAGTATACTTTATCAACTGGGTTTGATGTAAGTACTGCTTCTTATGATTCAATAAGTTTTGATGTAAGTTCTGAAGAAGGTTCTCCACAGGGTTTCACTTTTAACTCTGACGGATCTAAAATGTTTGTTGTTGGTACTGTTAATGATAAAGTACACGAATACGATTTAAGCGCAACAAGTATACCAACAGGTTACAACGCTGTTCATACAACAGCTTCAACAGACTCTCAGTACTGGACAGACATTAACTCTATGACGGCTGATGAAGCCGCTGGAGATGGCGCTATTTACTACGCCGTGTCTACTGACGACAGAACTACGTGGAAGATTGCAAAGGGTACTGACGGCGAACGATCTATTGTTCGTAACAACGCAGGAACTTGGCAGTTTAATTCTAACGGTACTTACGGCTCTACAACGTGGTCTAACGCCGCTACTAACACAGAGCTAGCCGCTTTGCAGGAAGCTATGGAAGGCGCGGAGGCGGGTTATAATCTTTCTAATGCTAGTTACGACTCTGTTAGTTTTTCTACGGTAAGTCAGGATACAGAGCCACAGCAAATATTATTTAAGCCAGATGGCACCAAGATGTATATGCTTGGATCGGATACCGATACGGTTTATGAATACGACCTGTCAACTGCGTTTGATATTACTACTGCTTCGTATCAAAGAAGCAAATCAGTAACAACTGAAGATATATTTCCTACAGGTATAGCTTTTAATTCTGACGGAACCAAGATGTATATAACGGGTAACGTCAATGACAGCGTTTTCCAGTATTCGTTATCTACAGCTTACGATGTAAGCACAGCGTCATACGACTCTGTATCGTTTAGCGTTACTTCTCAAGACACTGCGCCGTATGGTCTTTGGTTTAATAGTAATGGAACCAAAATGTTTATTGCAGGAGACACAGGAAACGACGTAAACGAGTACGCCTTGTCTACTGGCTTTGATATTACAACAGCGTCTTTTTCTCAAAACTTTTCTGTGTCAGCACAAGAAACTAATGTAAGGCACGTATCGTTTAGTAGCGACGGGACTAAAATGTTTGTAGTGGGTACTGTTGGAGATATTCACAAGTACAACTTAACAACAGCTTACGATATTTCTACAGCATCTTTTGATGTTAGCTTTGTTGTACAAGCTCAAGAGTCAAGTCCGCACTCAATAGCTTTTAATTCTGATGGAACTAAAATGTTTGTAATTGGTCGGAATAGCGATTTGGTTCTTCAGTATTCAGTCCCTGATTATATCAACCAAATGAACAAAACCCAAATAGACGCTGTACCTGATGCTAATCACTTTACTCTTGGTAACGACTTAGACCTAGCTATTATCTTTAATCTGGCTAGTGGAACCACTGTGCCTAGCAGTGACGGTGTGTCTATTAACTATGATGCTAACTCGTTAAACCAAGGAGCTATTTTGGGTACTGACTACAACTGGGATTTTCCTGCGTCTAACAAAGTTAGGATTACGTCACTAGCCGCACAAAACCTCAAAGTCAGGATTATTTAATGTGGATCCTGTATCTCTGGTAGCGATGGCGTCTACTGCGTTCAAGGGCGTACAGGTTCTTGTATCCAAAGGCGCAGAGATAGAACACGTAGCTCAGAAGTTAGGTCAGTGGTACACACTTGCAAGTGATTTAAAAGAAGCTGAAAAGGAGATAGAAAACCCTCCACTATTTAAGAAGGTGTTTGACAACAGTTCTGTAGAAGAACAAGCGTTAAACGCCATCATAGCAAAGAAGAAAATAGAGGAGCAGGAAAAGCAAATACGCGAGTTGATCAT